TTTTTGAATATCTTGAGCAATTAGAAAAGATCTACTTGTGCCTTCTTCATCTGCAATATATCTACCTGTTACGGCACGAAGTGTTGATACTTTTTCTGCTGCATTTTCTATAGGATGTAAATCTTTTTTAAATCTTTCGTCTGAAATTGCAGTCCATGATGTTCCTGTTGATGTAATATAAACTCCATAAACGGCTCCAGCAGGAATTACGTTAAATCTTGCTGCACCAAAAGAAGGTCCGAATTCCCATCTTCCTCCAGTAGAAGTGTTTGCAGTCATTATTGAATAAGTCGGAGACGTTGTAGTGCCTACCAACACATTACCACTAGAGTCTATACGCATACGTTCTGCTGATGTAGCTGATCCTGTTGTATAAAACAACAAATTACCACCATGAGAACCAGCAGTAGAAGAAGCTACATCACCTAAAATACCAGCATATTGAACTTGTGTAGATGATGAATTATTTGCATAAAAAGTAACATATGCTGAACTAGATGTTGCGTTTCTAGCAAATCTTACAGATTCTTGAGTTGATGTATAAGTATGTAATAAAACTCCAGGACTCGTAGTACCAATACCTACATTCTGTGATGTATCTATAGTTAATGCTGTGTTAGTACCGTTAGTTTGTAATTGTAGGCTTCCGCTATTATCTGGAGCTACTTGTAATCCACTTGTTGTGGTTGCACGAATTATACTTGACATTATACGATCACCCATCTTGACGTATTAGGTACAGTCACCGTAACGCCATTAGAAATTGTAATATCTCCTGCTTCTACAGAGTTATATCCTGTAGGGAATGTGTAAGATGTTCCTATAGTTCCGTTATTAACATTAAGTCCGTTACTAGCTGCAAACTGTGGTGCATAAGCATCATTATTAGCATCTTGGTAAACTGATTCTGTAGCAGGATAAGTTACAAATACATTTTTTGTACCTGCAGCAAAGTCTATTTTAGAACCTGTGCTAGATGCTAATACAGTATCACGAGATAAAGTAGTGCCTGAAGATGTATATGTACCTAGACCTACTTCCCATTGTGTGCCACCTACGATAGCATAATATGTAGTATTAGCATTACCAATAGCAGAGAATGACTGAAAGCCAGATACTGCACCAGCAAGAGTAAACGTACCTGTGCCTGTGGTAGTAGAAGTTTCCTGTACTCTATCTTTGACAACTAATGCCATATTTAAGTTTCCGTTAGGTTATGTAACTAGGCGAGTGTCACAGAGAGGTTGCCTGAACTGATCTTAAAAATATCGCCAGTATCAATTGTTTTAGATGTATCTAATGGTGTATGGTATAAAAGATTACCAGATGTAGAAGCATCATTAATACCAATCCAACCTACTGTTCCCCATGAAGCTGTTGCTGTTGGGAATGTTACGTCAGCAGAGTTAGTTGTTACACCGTTAGATGGTGCGCCAAATGTTACAGATGTTCTAGCGTATGAACCACCTGATACTTCTGTACCACTACCTGCGTCTGTAGGGTCTGAAGTCCATAGTGATACATACACAGTTGCTGGTGATGTATATGTTGTTGCTCTTAGAGTTGCATTTAAAAGTGCATTCTCTAGGTAGTTACTCATTTCTGCCATGATGTTTTTCCTTTATAAATTATCGTGGTGTTACACTTAATGTTGTGTATGAATAGGTTTGTCCAAGATCGCTTTTCTTGATGTTTGCAATTGCTCTATCATACAATGCTGACCATGTTGCAATTCTTGGATCATTCATTAAGTATGGTTCTGCTTCTGCTAGAGTTGCGTAAAGTAAAGCGTCTGGGTAGTATGCTAAATACAAGTTACTAGCTGTTGTGCTAGAAATAAATGTAGGTTGAGCATAGTATAAAATTTGAACTGTATATGATGTATCTTGGCTAGGTGCAAATTGGAACTCTGTACCTAACATTGTAAAATAATGTGAACGACCTGATAATGTTGTTTGACCATTACGGAAGAATAGATCAGGTGTTTGGAACTCTAATAGAATTGGAGGATTGCCTTGTAAGTGCATCTCTCTTAACTCTAAGAAATCAGATGGAAACGCTACTTTGTTATCAGTTGGGCTAGTAGTTGCAACCTTTAACATTCTTTCTGTTCTTAAATCACGACTCATTCTTAACTGTGCCATCTGAACGAAGTCAGGTATAACACTTGTCAAGTCATTACGAGCTAAGTAGCTTTCTACTGTAGCTGTAAACGTGGTGTAGTTAGTTAATGCCATCTAATTGTCCTTTTAATCTTTCCCAGCATTTGTCCATTTCGTCTTTATGCCATTCAGCACTAGCTAATGAACGTAACCATTCAGTTCTATCTGGGTATTTTAAGTTTTCTATATCTTGAATCTTGTTTGAAATAGGTATTGCCGGACTATGATCTGAAACAATCACAGGGATACCATGAATACTTGCTTCTACATCTGCAACACTACCAAAACTCACAATGACATGAGCTTTTTTCATAGTTTGCTTAAAATCACCTTCACCTTTACGCTTAACCACAACTTTACGTTCTGTATATTTGCGTATTTCCTCTATCGTTTGGTCTAACCAATTATATTTTTGGTAGATATAGGCTATTTTGTCAGCAGGTGGCAGTATTACTACGTTTTCACCTGACCGATATTCGTGTGTTTTAGGTATTTCTCTATCTGAACTACGCCAATCTGTGCAATGATAGTTATTTACGCAGAATCTAGCCCAAGATAAGTCTTCTCTGTGAAAATAACCATGATCTATGAGAATATAGGGTATATTTTGTCTCATACACTCCATTTGTATGTTATCAGCACCATGTAAATTGCCAACAACTACAGGAATAGACTTACCATCCCATTCTCTTGTTAAAATACCCTTACAATGCGTTTGTAAGCGTTTTAAGACGTTATCTCTGCGTTCTATACCACTCAGTATTAACTGCATCTAAAACCTGTTCTACGGTGATTGCTTTCGCTTTTAGAATGCAATGTTGACATATGCTATAAAAAGTCCCACATGGTTCTGAACCGTCATGTATATTTCTATGGGTATCATATCCTAAGTGCCTCGGTGAACTAAATCCTGTCCAAATAACTACAGATGGTATGCCTAAAGCTGCTGCTGCATGATGTAAACCACCGTCTGTTCCTACAAATAACTTTGCTTTGCTTAATACTTGTAATGCGTTTCTAAAGGTAGCTGTTTCTTGCCACCTTGTGTATTTAGGTGTAGATATATCACCTAATTGTAGCCATGGTAAATCATGTTTAAGTAATGCTTCCCATTTATCCCATGACTTATTAACTGTGTGTAGATATGTTTTTTTAACATTAGGCTCTACGACAATGTAGTCACCTTTATCAAAACTATCTATCCACTTCTTTTCTTCGTGACTAAAGAATATCTCACCTGCTTTAGGTTTATATTCGTCATTAAATATCATGTGTCCGTTTTTACTACCTGCGATATATGGTCTATGTCCTTGATAATTCTTTACCCATACGACATTAGTATCTGAATTAGATGCCATGCGAGGATTGTTAGCAAATACTTGCCCATCTCCATACATTCTTACACCATCACCTAACTTAACCTTCTTACCTGTGCTTTGGTTTGCTTCTTTGACTTCTGCTGAAGCCATGATCCAATCACCCATACCCATTATATTTGGGTGGCTACACTTTCAATGACTTCTCGCCATGTTCTGTTATCTTGGTAAATTAATCGCATAGAACGATACCATGGCATACTAGGTTGAGCATAACGCCATTGGTGATACTTAGGTACTAGACACCATGTTTTAACACCCATAGCACTAGCACAATGTTGAGCTGTAGTATTGACACCTAGAACCATATCTAGTTCAGCAATCATAGCTGCTGTGTCATCATAATCTTTTGCGTCTGTTGCAAATTCAAAGTATTTTACGCCATCAATTTTGCGTTCTACGCTATAATCTAGGCTTACTAATTGTATATCTTTGCGTCTTAATAGTGGCTGTAAATCATCTTCTGTAAGCTTACGACCTTTAGCATTAGTAAGTTTAATGCCACCTTTTGTAGTGATGCCTATGACTTTCTTTTTATAAGAGTCAAACAAAGCTCTCCACATAATACGTTTTTCAGGATCAGCTTTTAGATAAGGTGTGCCAGGAAAGTCTTTATTGTTATGTCTAAAGAACTCTGGTAATCCACCTACACCACATCTGTAATCAAATTCTTTATCTACTATCCATTCAGGATGAGCTTCTTTACGAGTACCATGTACTTCTGCTTCAGGAAAGCTACGTCTAAATAATGTTTCTAGTTTAGGGTCACAGTCTATATAAACTTTCTTACTAGCTTTGATAGCGTCAGGAATACATGAGCCATAGAATATCTCATCACCTAAACCTTGTTCGCCATAGATAACTAATGTTTTATTAGGTGTTCCATCCCATCTTACTTCGTTACCATATACCCATTCTTTACGAAACTTACCACCTAAAGACTTACCCCATTCTTTCCAGCCTTTATCATATTCACCTTTGGCTAGATAACTATGTGCTAGGTTTAATTGTGCGTGTAAATCTGTAGGATTGCATTCTAAAGCCATATTACATGACTTCTCTGCATCATCCCATTTAGACATCTGTACTAGCGTTGCTGCTGCATTAGAATAAGCTAAATGATAACTAGGGTCTAGTTCTGCTGACTTTAGGAAGTATTGTATAGCTTCCTCTGGCATATCCATTTCGTGAGCTGCACGACCTAGAGATGTCCATAATGCTTTATTACCTGGTTGTTCTTGTAATGCTCTACGGAAGAATTGGTAAGCAAATGCTGGTTTATCACCTTGTAGCCAAATATAACCTAAGAAGTTTAGTGTAGCTGCATCATTAGGATATATCTCTAATACTGTATAGATTAGAGGTAATGCTTCGTCATACGCTTCCTTAGTAATAAGGTCGTGTATAGCTAATTGTATATTCTTTAATTCGTCTTTATCCATTACTTCTTATTTTTATCCATCTCTTTTATAAATCTATCTGAAGCAATGTTACCTACAAATGTTCCTGAGGCTGATACTAGAAAGCTAGTACATCCTGTTAGAGTTATTAATAAGAAGGCTATAATGATATGTTTAGCCACGTTTAGTAGTCAGTTTTAAGTATGGATAGTTCTCGTTAATCTCTTTCATCAACTCTTTTGTTTGGTTAGGGTTATATATATCTATCCCTTTTTGTTTTAACTGCATTTCCACTACAGGTGGAATACTAGCAAAGTGCGCCCATTCTTGTTTAACGCCTTTATCCCATGTATCTGGGTTATCTCTTGCTTGTTTAATCTTGTCTAACATTCCACTTATATCTTGTGTAGAAGTTAGGTAGTATGTATCTTTAGCTGGGTCGTAATCAAAGTATTGAGTTACACCTGTTACGCTATTGTGGTCAAATAATATTGGCATATATAAAAATACAAAGAGGGCGAATTAACACCCTCTATTGTATCATAACTACTTACTAAGCACCTACGTTTTGTACTTTAGCATGTGCATCTGGGTTTTGAACCACTAATGCGTATTCTGCTGTGAGTAACCATTTTGTGCTATCGCCTGTTTTAGCAAGTTCTTCTTTGCTTAATGGGCGTAGTGAAGCTAAACCAACATAACCAGGATCAACGCAGAGAACAGCTTGATCTCTCATGAAACGGTCTAGTTTAACTGTGTGGTTACCGAAGTCTGAAACGTAAACGTCTGCAGCGCCAGTAATTGTTGCTTGTGTTGTACCTTGAACATTGTTGAACTTAGTAGCAATACCTGCAAAGCCTGAGAAACGAGCTTTGTTAGTTGCTGACATAAGGATTAATGATGGTTCGCCACCATCTGTCCAAGCTAATTGTAATGCTGATTTTAGGTCTGCTTCAATGAATGTTACAGAAGTACCATCTGTTGGTGATGCTACTGTGCCATTTGAGAAGCCAGGTGTTGTACCTGCTGTAGAACCTGTTGCAATTACTCGGTTAGTAATCCAAGATTCAATACCTGCTGTTGATCTAGCTGTTGCTGGACCACCTGCTGAAGAAGCTTGGTTACGTACGATTGCATATTCCATGTCACGTTTAAGTTCTTTACCAGCTTTCATGAGTTGGTAAGCAACTTCAGACTTACGACCATATTTACGAACAACGTCATAAGTGTTAGAAATTTGAACTGTCTTACGTGAGATTTGTGTGTAGTTACCTAATACTGTTGTAGCAGGTAATGTTGCGAATGAAGCGTCATCACCTTCAACTGATGTGTTAGTACCTGCTGCTGCTAATGCATCTGTTTGCCATTGATGGTATGTTTGACCTGCTGACATTCTTTTTGCTAATGAAAGCAATGGTGTATCTTCTGGAGAAATATCAAAAATGATATCCTCAAATGATTCTGCTATACCTTTACCGGTGTAGCTATTGGTTGCTGATGCTGCCATGATTATGGTTTCCTTTGTAAATTAAATCATATTTTCGATAAGTTTTTGTGCTAAATCTGCCTTACCTGTCTTACGTAACGAATCACGTAATTGTCGGTGATTAGAATTAGCTTCTGCTTTGCTGTCCTTTGCACCAGGTTTCACGACTGGTTTAGCATTGGAAATCTTATTTTTTACCGTTGAGTTCTGTTGTAATTTGCGCCATTGCATAGCGTCATGCAATACCTTTACGTGACGTGGGTCAACAATTGCATTGAGTTCTGCATCAGAAAAGCCATACTCTTTGCCAGTAGATAACAATGCTTGGTTAGTCTCAGGACTCCAATTTGGTATCTCTTTTGCTAGAATCTCTTTACCTTTAGCTATCTTCTCAGATAACAATTGCGTTTGCTTCTGAACGACTTCTTGCTTTTTGGCTTCAAACTGTGAAACAAGTTGGTTACGATCTTGCTGTAACTGGTTATAAGTAAAAAATAACTTTTGTGCTTCTACAAAGTCATTATCAGAAAGTTGTTGCCAATTTACATTTTGATAGGCAGCTAACTTTTGGTCTAATGCTGTGATTTGTGCGACTTCATTAATTAACACATTTTGTAGCTCAACTTCTTGTTTAAAGATTTCCTCTTGAGCTTTTATACTCTTAGCATAGTCTTCTAACTCTTTACGTTGTTCTGCTACTTGCTGTGTCTTTTGTGTGTAGTCTAAGCCTTGTTGTGCTAATGCTACGACTTCGTCTATTGGCTTTTCAATTTCCTCGCCATTAACCTTTAGCTTTAGGATAGCAGGAACTTCATCTTCCGACTGTTCCTCTTCTTCAGCTTGGTCATCTGGAGATTCTTCTGTAGCTTCTTCTTCTGTTTCAGAAGTTTCTGCTTCAGCCTCTAGTGGTGGTTGTTCTTTTTCTTCTTCTTGAACTTCTGTTGGTTTAACATCAGTTACAATATCATCACCTAGCATAGCCTCTAATCGGCTTTGTGGTGACTGTTCAGCGACTTGGTCACTCATAATATTTTCCTTAAAATTAGACAATAAAAAAGCCCACCGAAGTGAGCTTTAAGTGGGCTTGTCCTTACCCAAATATCTTAAACTTAGGTCTATCTGTTTGGATAGCTGCTAACTTACCTGTTTGCATAACGTCAGTAAGTTGCTTGTTAATTTGGTTTAGTAGTTGTAATGCGATTACTAATCTGTTGTGTGTCTTTTCGTCACCAAGTGGGCTATTAGTCATGCTAGATACAATGTTTTCTCTAACACGTTCTATAGCATCTTTATACACAGGGTTATCTAATATCTGTGCTGCTTGTTCACCTAACTTAATTTCTTCTAACGTTTTATCCATATCTATCCTTATAGTGCCATCAATAACATTGCTATATCTTCTTCATCTTGGTCTTCAATCCTACGTTTTAAAGACTCTATGTAAAAGTCCTGTTGTATGATTGTTTCATACATAGTGACTATTTTAGCATAGTTATGTGACTCTAGTAACTTATTCACAGATGTAGTCTTACCATACTTTTCTGCTACATCTTTAATCTGTGATATGTCTAACTTCTCTAATGGCTCTGCAATAGGAAGTGATATTTTCTTGCGTTTCTTAACTGATTTAGCTAATTGCTGTTGAGCTAAAGTCCATGCTTGAGCTTGTTCAGCATTGGCGAATATAAGTATCTCGCCTTTATGTTCTACGAAGAAACGTCTTTGTCTTGCCCTAACTACAGGCTTTTTCTTTTTACGACCACCAGTAACACCACCTATAATGGTGGATATTGCTCTTGCTATCTCAAACGCATTGCTTTGGAAAGCGTTACTTTGAAAAGCAGATGAATACATTAAGCGTCTTCAGCACCTTCAAATTCAGGCTTTTGTTTGATAATAGCGTATAGTGCTGCTCTATCTGCACCAGCTACATAATCATCACCTGCGATTTGAACTTTACCTGCTGATAAAGGTTGTTTACTTGCGTCCCTTGCTTCTTTAGATGCGTAGCCATAGAATGTTACTTCTGTGCCTTTACCTTTAAAGTCTTCTTGAACTGCTCCGATATTCCAATATTCCGCTGGAATACCAAAGTCTGTATCTACTGATTTTAATAATGCCATGTTGTTTCCTTGTTAAAGTTAAGATACTACTGCTAATCTTCTTACTGTGCCACCTGAATCTAGTATTTCAATGTATCCTGCTATGGTTGATACTGTTGCTGTGTATGTTCCAAATCTTAATCTACCTGTTCCTTTAGGTGTTAGTGCTAGGTCTATGTTAGTGTCTGTTCCTTGTGCTGATAATACAGGTGCAGATGAAGCAATAGAAGGTGTTACTCTTAAATAATTAACTGATGAAGCTGTTGGCAATGCTTCAAACATATTAGCACCTGCGGAACTTTGCATTGTAACAGCAAATGTTCCTTTAGACCTTAATGTTAATATAGCATTTGTATCAGAACCTTGAACGGAAATAATAGGAGTTACACCTGTTGCCCCACCAGTCACCTGCACATAATTAACTGCTGATGCTGTGTGGGCTACATTAAATTGTGTTTGAGCAAAATTATTTGTGGCTAATGTTACATTTCCTGTGCCTTTAGACGAAATAAATGCGGCAATATTTGAATCTGTTCCTTGAGCAGAAGCTAAAATACCACCTGTGCTTTGACGACCTTGAAATTGCCAATAATTAACTGTTGTATTTCCATTATCTATAACTCTTACAGCTTCACCTGCAGGTGTATTAAATGATAATGTATTACCAATAGTTTTAAATATTGTTCCACTACCCACACTTGCATAAGCCGCCGCACCACTACCACCACCACCACTAATGGTGACTGTAGGTTGTTCTATGTAGCCTGAACCATTATTAGTAAATACAGCATATCCATAAATATAGGATACATTTAATGTTGCACCACTTCCTGAACCACCTGTTACAGTTACAGGGTTTGTAGGTATAGCATTATATTGGCCAAAATTAAGAACAGTTACTGCTGTAATTACACCACCTGAAACTGCTGATACTGTAAATGTTCCTGCTGTTCCTGTTTGTAATGTTCCACCTACCATTGTAAGCACATTACCTACAGTATAACCTGTTCCACCATTTGCTATAGTTGCAGCACTATTTTGAATAACAGAATATGCAACAGCTTGAACTCCACCTGCTGTAGTTGGTGGCGAGATAGTTGTAGTTGGAATACTTGTATATCCTGAACCTGGTGCAGTTCTTGTAATAGCTGTTACTGTTCCACCATTACTTATATTTACACCACTACTACCTGCGGCTAGGTCTATAGCACCTGTGCCTTTGGAACGAATAGAAAATGCTACATTGCTATCAGAACCTAAAGATTTCCATTCAATTGCTTTGGTAGTAGCACCACCAGTTAATTGACCATAATTAGCTACATCTGCTCCACCAATAAGCGTAGTAAATGTACCTGTAGATGCTGTAGTAGCACCGATAGTAGTACCATTTATAGTGCCACCTGTTATAGCTACACTATTAGCATTTTGCTCTGCCATTGTGCCTACACCTGTTAGCGTATGGTCATTGTTCCAATCGCTAGGTAAAACAATATCAGCTAACGTTGTGCCTGGTGCAAAGTTACCTAACTCTATTTGCTCGTCTAACTGAGCTTGTGTCCAGTCAGAGATAGCATTTGTTTTACTATGCTTGACGGTTACTGTCATACGACACCTTGTGCTTTACCATCTGGACCACGAACAATTTGTTTAGGTCTGTTTAAAGTTTCTACCATTTGTTGATGGTTTACAGTTTGTTGTTCTACTAACTTAGCCATATTAGCGTTTATAGCCTCTACAAGCCCTGCTAACGCATTATTAGGTTGCTCTTGACCATATTCATCAAACTCGGTGAATGTATCAGGATTAGCACCTTTTATACCCATAGCTGTAGTTTTGATATCTTTGTTAGCTTGTAGTTCAGCTATCATAAGTTTAGTATCGTTTTCTAGTTTAGTCTTCCACTCATCAAATGCTAGTTGACGTTGTTTCATTTCATAGTCAGCAGCATCTTTACGTTGACGTTCTTCTAGTTCAGCAGCCTTACGTGCATTTTCTGCTTGGACTTTCATAGCATCAATTTCTTTTTGAGCTTGGATAGCTTGTTCTTCTATAGAAGGACCTTGTGGTGCTGGTGGTGGATTATTAGCTGGGTTAGTCCAGAACTCTTCAGGGTTCTTAAATCCTGCGTTCTGTGTAAGTTTAGCCAACGCATTGTAAATCTTATCCGGTGAAGTAATACCAATTTGGATAGCTTCTTTTTGCATTTGTAAGATAGACATGAGATGTGTAAGTTGTTGGTCTTTATTACCAGCACCTAAACCTACAGAGATAGATAAGTCTTTACGGTCTTCCCATTCTCTTGGGTCTACTTCTACCCATTTGTTACGCATACGCACAATGTCAGGTTTAGTAAGTGTAGTTCTGACTAATCTGTGAACTAACTTAAATAGTTCTTTTACGCCTGTTTCAGCAAATGTTCTAGCTACTAACTCTATGCGTTGTTGTGACGCATTCATAATTTGTGCTACACCTGTAGCTGTCTTATTAAGACTGTTAGCATCTAAGCCTTGATTGTAAGCTGTGACACCTGTTCTCTTTTCTTTCATAGAGTCCATGTATTCAACCATGGTGAAAGATGATGCTGGTAATGGTGGATGTGATAAAGGCATGATGCCTGAACCTGGATCACCTTCTACACGAACAATACCACCTGGTCTTGATGTCAACATATCATCTAGGTTTACACGATCTGATATTGCATAACGACCATTGTTAGCTAGATACATATTATCTAACTGACCACGAATAAGGGTAGACTTGATTAACTGAATGTCCATAGTAAGATCAGCGTATGATCTACCGATATGTCTATGTGGCATAATCATAGGTGTGATACATGCAAAAGGTACATACTCTGTTTTCTCTTTGTAGAGAATAGTATTACCT